TAATGTTGAATACCGATACGCCCGCGTCGTGTATACCAACGGAGCTACTCCACAAAGCGCGTTCCGGTTACAGACAATACTTAAAACTACAAGGGTACAATCCTCTTTGTATACCTTATCTCAAACAGTCTCTGGCAATCTGTTTGCTGAGCTGGTCAAAGCCGAATTAATAGCTAAAAACAATACAAATAATTGGATTCCAATAAATTGTACCAATGGCGGGAATTTAAAAATTGCAGTCGAAGAAATCAATGATTCTACGGATACTGCAAGTTTAAGCAACGTGGCAGCTAGCGCATCTAGTGTCCAATTATTGGCTGCAAACAATAACCGTAAAATGGGTATTTTTGTAAATGATAGTGATAAAAATGCTTATATCAAGTTTGGAGCAACAGCTAGCACAACTAGTTTTTCTTATTTGCTGACTCCAGGACAGACTTTGGAATTGCCTAAACCCACTTATACAGGAAGAATAGATTGTATATGGGGAGCTAGTGTAACAGGTTCAATGAGAATTACGGAGCTATAATGCCGATATATTCCCCTAAATTAAATATAATTGCTGGTTCTAATATCAGTGTTACCAACACTACAGATTCATCTACTATTGCAGTAGCAAACGTGGGTTCTGCTAATGGAATTGCTTCATTAGATGCCGATCAAAAAATACCAACAAGTCAAATTCCAAGTTCTGCGGTTACAAATTTTAGGAATATTTTAATCAATGGGCATTTTCAACTTGCGCAAAGAGGAACAAATATCACAGGAATTACTATTAGTGGATATTATTCAGCTGATCGATGGAGAACGGACATTGCGGGGACCGTCGGTACTTGGACTCAATCAATAGCTACTGACACACCTAGTGGTACGGAATTTAGAACAAGTTTAAAAATGACTTGTACGACCGCTAATGGCACTTTAAATGCAGGCGATAAATTAGTAATTCAACAGCGCGTAGAAGGCCAAAATTTATTAGGAAGTTTAAAAGGGACGAGCAATGCTAAACAAATAACTCTTTCGTTTTGGGTAAAAGCAGGAGTAGCAAATCAAACATTCATTGCTGAATTACACGACAACGACAACGGATTTTTTGTTTCGCAATCCTATACGACAGCGGCAACTGCAAACACATGGGAAAAGAAAATTCTCACTTTTCCGGCTCACACATCTGGTTCTTTTGATAATGATGCAAATTTTAGTTTGGCTGTAAATTTTTGGTTAACAGCAGGAAGTGATTTCACTGGCGGGGGTAGCTTACAAACAACCTGGGGAGCAGGAACCAACACTAGAGCCGTTGGACAAACTAATTTATCTTCGGGTAATGTTGCCGCAACTAATTTCTGGCAGATTACTGGTGTTCAATTAGAAATCGGCAATGCAGCTACTGATTTTGAACTGTTGCCAGCAGAATTAACTCGCTATAGAGCTTATCGTTATTATTATGAGTTAGGGCGACATGTAACAGGATTAGGAAATACAAGTTTAATGGGCATGTGGTATCAAAGTGCATCGCAAGTAGAAACCGTGTTTATTTATCCTACGCCAATGAGAGCAGCGCCAACTGGAATTTCAACAAGAGTAACAAATTGCATGGCGGTGTATGCTGGATTATCAACTGATTTTCTAGATGGAGTTTATTTTACTCAATTAACACCAATTAATTGTTTGGTTTTTGAGGGTGCAGTAGCGGACGGTGGAGGAGGAACCGCCAATGGAACAACTGGTTATCCAGGTAGATTATTTATTCCTTCAGCGGCAGCGACCGGAACGTTATTAGCTTTTGATGCGGAATTATAAATGTACAAATATTCAGAAATTAAAGATGTTGCAGTTATAAAGGTAATTGGCAATATTGAGTTTTTCGTTCCTTACGATGAAAACAATAGTCTTTATCAAGAATTTGTTGAATGGTTGGCTGAAGGAAATAGTTTAACACGACCAGAACAATCAACAAATTCAATTTCATTTGAGATAGAACAAAACAATAATTAATCATGAGCTTAATTCTACTACTAAATCCAAAACAAACTTTAGTAGATGGCGCAGACATTTTTGTCAAAGCACGTAAATACAGAGCACTAAAACGGCGAGAAGAACAAGAAGAAGAGGCCATAGCAGCCCAGCTAGTTTTAGAACGATTAAGAGCAGTATCCAAGTCTCACGAAACTGTAGAGCAAACAGCAGAAGAAATAATCCAACCATTATTTTCAGAAACAAGCCCATATCCTGATTTATCCAAAAAACGCATTAGACGTGTAAAGATGTTAGTGATATTGATGCTATTAGAAATTATATGACCCGTTATATATATTGCCCTATCCAAGATACCATTGTTCCCTACGGGGAGCAAAAAATTGTTATGTCTCCAAAACAGTATTTTATACAAGACGAAATGGAGCCGACGCGCAATCCGCTGAATCCTAAAGAGATATATACCAGTAAATCTAAGCTAAGGGCTGCTTATAGGGCGGCTGGAGCAATAGAAATCGGCGATGCCTACGAGCGGGGATATAACCCTGAAAACACCCATCGTGAGCGCGAATCCCGACTTCTTAACAACATAAAAGAGCAAATAGCGCAAAGGTTACAATATGGAAGAAAATAGCACCGAAATGACCCCGCAAAGGGATGAGCCACAAGGATTGTCTATTCGTGAGACAATGGCTGAGCACATGGCAGCAGATAAGTCTGAGCCCGAAGCCCCTACGCCTACTACTGAGCCACAACCCGTTGCTGCCGCTCCTACTCCTGCTCCCGAGCGCCCAATGCTGGTTCCTCCGGCAGATATGCGAAACGACGAGAAAGAGGCATATTTAAACCCTACGCCACAAAACGCCCATATTTTACAGAATTACCTAAATCGTCGGGCTTACGAAACTAGGTCGGAGTTTAGCCGTAAAATGGCTGAAGTAGAGGCTAAAGCGAAGGTAGCAGGTGCTTTTGCCGATGTCGTTCAGCAGCATGAGGATTACTACACAAAACGGGGGTATAACATAGCAGACGTAGCCAAGCGGTCTATTGCATGGGATAGGGCAATGGCTAACGACCCCGTAAATACGGCCGTAGAATGGCTAAGAGCGTACGGTTTAATGCCGGAGGACCTAACGGGCCAGGGTAGGTTCAACGCCTCTTCTCAAGCCCCACAGCAGGCTCAAACTCAGTACCTGACCAAAGAACAAGCCGAGGCTATAGCGCAAGAGAAGCTACAGAGTTATTTTGCCGAGCAGGAAAAAAAGGCTGTTGAATATATGCATCAACAGGTGGTAGACTCTTTTGTAAGCAATAAACCATTATTTAAAGACCCTGAAACTGCTGCACAGCTGGAAGCTGAAATGGCACCGATAGTTTCAGCTCTTTCAAAATCTGGTAGGTATAGTTCTCCTGACCAAGTTCTAGAGACTGCCTATAATTATGTGGTTAATGGCAATCCGACTTTCTCCGGCCTAGTTCAACGCATGGCTGCCAAGACGGATGTAGAACATCATCAAGCTGCAACGCAAAAAGCGAAACAAGCAGCTAAATCAATTACTGGCTCCGCTAGCAGTGGGACTCCCAGACTACAAATCAAAGATATGCGGGAGAATCTCCGGCGGCGAATGACCGGAAACGAGTAGTCTAGATCCGTTGGGGATTCTCTAAAAAGTTAATTTTTTAGGGATAACTCAATGGCAAATTTAGAAGAAGCCGTAGTGGCAACCCTGTTTGATCAATCGGATGCAATCGCGGATGAGATTCTTCATCACAACCCTCTTTTAGCATCTTTAAACGATCAGGGATTAATTCGTAAGTTCAGTGGTGGATACGAGATCCGAAAGCCTATCATGTACAATGATTCGGCTGTCGGTGGATTCTACTCTGGGATGTCAGCTTTCAATCTCGATGCAATCGACGATATGACTGCATTCCGTTTTGCTATCAAGCAGGTTTATGAGCCAGTAGCAATCTCAGGGCGTGACCGAAGGGCCAACCGTGATGATGCTATGTTGCTTGACCTTGTTGAAAGCAAGATGAAAGCAGCTGTAGCCCGTTTGAAAAACACAGTTTCCACATCTCTTAGGGGTGATGGTACTGGTTCTGGCGGACTAGAGTTTGACGGTATCAAGAAGGCTCTTTCAACTTCTCCATCTTCCGGCACATACGGATCTATCGACCGTTCTGCTAATACTTGGGCAAGAAACTTGGCAGTGAACGTAACTCTGTCAGCAAGCAACGTCCAGGAGACAATTACAGATACAATCAGCCAGATTGCTAGAGGTGATGAGCAGCCTGATTTGGGACTTATGGACCGTACTGCATGGAAGTACCTACATAGCTCCTTAACAGCTATTCAGCGTATTCAGCTGCCTGTAAAGAAGGCTGTCGCTGGATTCCGTTCACTTAGCTATGACGGTGTGGATTTCGTATTCGATGGTGGATATGGCTCAGCAGTTCTTGAGTCAAACAGCTGTCGTTTGATGAACACAAAGTACTGGACATTTGATATGGTCCGTGGCGCAGACTTCAAACCTCTTGCCCCAGAGATGGCACGTCCTGTTGACCAGGATGCTGTCTTTACCGTGATCATCGTCGAGGGTAACTTGTGTTGCTCCGCTCCTGCATTGCAGGCTGTTATATACGCTTAATTTGTAAAGGAGATGATATGTCACGATCTGGATCGTTTGGTGTTAATTACAAAAAGAGTTATGACGCTACTGTTATTCCACTGCCAGTCAAGATAACAGACCTTGGTTCTTGCCCAGAGGGTGAGTTCCTGTTTGTTCAGGCTGATGGTGCTATTGACCAGTACGCATTTGTTGCAATCGAAGCTGATGGCCAAGCTGCCATGCTGACAACTACTAATGCAGGTTCAAATAACTTGCAGGTAGGTGTTGCTCAGGTAGCTGCTGCTGACAACGAGTATCTATGGGTATGGGTAGGCGGCGTTGGTGGCGGCGGAGCTGGCACTGGCATCAAGGGCAAACTAGCTGCCTCTTATGCTGCTAAAGCAAATATCAATACAACTGCAACTGCTGGTGTAGGTGATGATGCTTCAACAACTAAGATTGCCAATGTTGTAGGTTTATCAACCTTAACTGGCGCTGGTACTGTTGAACTGAAATCAACTGGGTATTTGACCGTCAATTAATTAAAAGGGGAGGGCAACCTCCCCGTTTTTTCAAGAGGATCTATGCCAAGCACAACTAATTTAATTGGGTTAGGGATGCCTCCAGAGCTATCTGTTGAAGTGGCTGACGGTACTTTTTCGACCGTTACAAGCACCAACGCAGTGGTAGCTACTGCTGGTGGTATTCGCACCAAAATGGCAATTAATAACGTAAACGATACTACTCCTACAGCTGCTGAGTTAACCACATCTTTTGGTGCTCCAGCGACTGTAGGAAGCGGATTTGTAGGTATTGTAAAGGATGCTGACGCTGATACTAACTGCTTTGTAGTCGTATCGAACGGGACATCTTACTTTTACCTTAAGTTTACTAAGGCCAGCTAACCTAACGGGGAGGGCAACCTCCCCTATTTTTATTGAATCCTTATGACAGCATTTACCGGAAACACAGTTACTTTAACTCCGACAATCGCAACTGCTACTAGTACGCAGGTTTTAGCTGCTGACGGTTTTAGGAAGTTTTTATTAATACAAAACAACTCCGCTGCTGACATTGCAATCAGCTTTGAGGGAGCTACTTTAACTGGCATTGCTCCTACATCGACAAATAAGTGTTTCGTGTTAAAAAGCACCGCGGGGCTGAACACAATTAGATTCGATACAGCTTTTGTCCCTGGTGGTGCCATTACCGCCTATCAGACCAGCGGTAGTCCGATAAACACCTTGGTAGTAATTCACGGGTAAGCTATAACTATATAGGGGTGGGAAACCTATATATGGAGAAAATATGGCAAGAGTCGATTGGGAAGCAGTAATGAACGGTGGCAATTCAAATAAGCATCCGTATGCCGGAGCTAATGTCCGGTTCTTTAATGCTTATATAGAAAACGCCGAAAAATCATTAAAAGAGGGAAGGCCGATATTTGATGAGATTCCGTCTATCAGCATCAGGTGGCCTGGACAGGACGAGACTGTCACCAGGATAGAGCCACATCATATTGCGATGTTCCAAGAGAAGTACCAGCAATTTAAAGCCGGTAATGAGCCTATAACAGAGGGAACACCAATAGCAGAATGGCCGTTAATGAGCGGTACAGCCATGCGCGAATTGCAGTACATGGGCTTTAGGACCGTAGAGCAGTTAGCAGCTGCCAATGACGAGGTAAAGCGCAAATTAGGGCCATTGGCTAAGTTTATTAAGCTGGCGATTGATTGGCTGGATGCTGCTAATTCAACTCAAAACGACGTAGTAAAACTAAAAGCGCAGTTAGATAAAGCTAACGGGCAGATAGCATCTTTAACTCACAAGTTAGAGCTGTTTATGCAACGTGTAGAGGCTAACGAGGGCACTAAATTTGACAAAGCTTCCTATGCACGTCCAGAGCCAGAAATGGATTTAGATGACGAGGTAGAGGAAGAGCAGGTAGCGCCAAGACCGAGAGGGAGACCTAAAAGCAGATGACAATAGCAACGGTTATACAAAATGTCGCTAACGAGGCAGGCTATACAGTAGAGAGTAACGTCATTGGTTCTAGCGAGACTACGACTAAACAGTTACTAGCTATTGCACAACGTATTAACCGTGACATCTTTGAAGCCTATCCGTGGCCTAAGTGCTACGCATCAGGGTCTATAACCATAGTAGGCGGCCAGGGGACTTATGCTCTTCCGGCCGCTTTTTCGCATTTACAGTACGAGTCATTCTGGAATCAGAGCACCAGGTGGCGCGTGTTAGGGCCTATGAGCGAGCGAGAGTATGCCGATGCCGTAGGGTTTGGGCTAAATACCACTATATACCAGAGATTCCAGATACGCGGTATATCCAACAACGAGCTCCTCATTTGGCCTACCCCAGGAGCTCAATATAACGGCGATACGCTGGTTTTTGAGTACATAGCCGACCGAAGTGTTAGACCTAGAAATTGGGTGACAGGAACGGCATTTACGGCCAATTCTTACTGCTTTAACAACGGGAATTACTATCAGACAACAGCTGGCGGTACTACTGGAGCTACAGCGCCGACCCATACTAGCGGGACCGTATCAGACGGTGGTGTAAACTGGACCTATTACAACGGTGCTTACGGTGAGTTTTTGGCTAACACCGACGTATCTTTCTTCAACGAGAAATTAGTGGAGCAAGGTGTTTTAGAGCGGTTTGCTGAGATACACGGGCTAGACACGATACAACCAAAGTTTGAAATGCAACTCCACGAGGAGTTCGGAAGAACCTACGCTGGCAAGATTATCTATGCTGGCGGACAACAGAGAGCAGAGATGTTTGCTAGAAACGGAACAGCAGTATTTGGGACTTGGATATAATGGAAATACCCCAGCAATTTAGAAATAGCCCCCAAGCGTATGCCATGTATTTGCGTGGGCAAGGCGTGCCTCCTATGCAAATTGCTCAAATGGTGATGCAGCAATTTGGCAGCCCTCAAGATTACAATCAGCAACAATTAAAAAACAAAGCGGACGACGAGCAAAAAGGCAATATTGGTGGCGCTCTGGGGACCCTTGTTGGATCTGTCGGGGCTAGTCAACTTCCGAAACTTTTTGGCGGAGCCGGAGCTGGAGCCGGAGCTGGAGCCGGAGCTGGCGGAGGAGCAGCAATTTTAGGTACCCCTACTCCTTGGGCAGCTGGTGCAGGGGGTTCCACGGCAACAACTTTAGGAGGAACAGGCGCAACCGTTGGGGGTGCATCTAGTTTAGGCTCCATCGGTTCTGTTGCGTTGCCGATTGCTGCGGCCTTGGCAGTAGCGCAAAGTAGCTATGAAAGAGGCGGGAAAAAAATATTGCAAGGCAAAGGCAATCGTGAAGATTGGATGAATACTTTTTCCGGTGGACCAAATGCCATTTTAGGATTAATGGGAAAACAAAGCGTTGGTCGTAGAATGGCTTCTGGCAAATCCGAAGCCCAGCAAATCAGAGACGATTACCGAGGGTTCTTAAAAGCCGAAGGCGTAGCAGATGATAACTACAACGTCACTTTAGCCGATGGTTCTACCTTTGACATTGGCAAGGATGGCAAAGCCAAATTAACTAACGCAGACGGTAAGAGCGAAAGAAGGTATTACGAAATTGATTGGGATAATCCTTTGGCTCAAAAAGCTGTAGAGATGATAGATCCGAAGGTTAGGGAAAACTTTGGAGATGCCAAACAGGCCGAGCAGCTAACTGCAATGCTGGTAAATGCTGCCACAAGCAATGCAAAGACTCCTGAAGAGGTACAGGCAAATATCAATGCTATGATGAAACAGAGCAAACTAGCAGGTGGGACAATGAATCCTGCTACATTGCCTGTAAATGCTACTACCAAAATTCGACCAAAGAAAGGCGAGACAATAAGGGTTTCGCCTGGGGTATATAGAGGTGATACAGGCAAGCTGAAAAAAGCCTCGTCAATGAAAGAGGCTCTAGGCAAGTTTTATAAAAAAGATAAGGAAGGCTAATGCCATTACAGGGTATAACCATGCCACCACCGAGTGGCGGTTTAAACTTGGTGGCTCCATTAGACCAAATGGAACCACAAGATGCCTTAGAGCTAGTGAACGTATTTCCTGGCGCAAATTCTCCTGCCCTGCGTAAAGGTTATCAGAAAATAGCAACCACAGGAGCAAGCATTTCAACTGCCGTTAGGACAATGGCAGAGCTGGTGCTAGGCGATGCCAGTAGGCAATTAATTGTAGCTACTCCGACCAAGCTATATTCCATGAGTACAGCGGGTGTTGTTACGGATATTTCCAAGTCTGGCAATTACACTAACGGAGAATGGCAACACGTAGTATTTAACAACCGTATCTACCTTTGTAACGGCGTAGATAATGCTCAGGTTTATAGTGGTGTCCCTGCTACGCCTGCTGCTGATTTGACATTTACTGGCGGTGGACTAGCTTTATCAGACCTTATAGCTGTAACAGCGTATAAAGGACGGCTCTATTTTGCCGAAAAAAACAGTGCAAAAGTTTGGTATGGCGGTTTCCAAGTTACTGGCACGTCTGCTACCCCCGCATTGAATAGTTTTGATTTTAGCTATGTATTCAAGCAAGGTGGATTCCTCACTGCTGTTGGTACCTACAGCAGTACTATAGCATCTAACACCCAGGAGTTTTTCTGGGCCATGAGTAGCCAAGGAGAGATTGTATTTTACACTGGTACAGACCCAGGTAATGCCGATTGGCAGATAGTCAAAAATGCGTTTGTTGGTAAACCTCTAGGGCGTAGGGCATTTATCCAGGTTAACAACGACGTTTGGGTGATTACCGCACAGGGCATTGTGCCTTTGTCGGCGCTATTTAGCATCGATGCTACTACAGCGGTTAATTTAATTAGCAACAAAATCAACCCGCTAATAACTGAATACGCTACCAATAATCCGTTTTCTTCAATGTGGGACGGATTCTTTTATCCTCAAGGAAGGGCTGTATATATCACTGTTCCGTACAATACTACGGAAGCCTTCTTTTTAGTTTACAGCATAGATACCGGAGCTTGGACTACCTATCAACTATATTCCCCTACTCATGCTGTTAGCTCAGTTTTGTTTAACAACAAAGTTTATTATGGGGCGATGAACGGCGTTTTGTGGGAAGGAGATACCGGATTTAGAGATGCTGTCGATGGCGCAGCTTCTGAATCTATCCCGTTCACCATCAAAACAGCTTTCAACTTTTATGGCAGCAGGGGCAATTTTAAGACCTGGAAAGATATTCGGCCAATAATAAAAGCAATCCCAGGCGTGGTATTGCGGTTTGCCTTCCATACTGATTTCAAAGATTTCGGTACGGTTAGCCCGATAACCATCACCCAGGCATCAGGCCAATTTACCCCGTGGAGCGTACCAGGAGGCTCCCCTGGGACTACAGGATTTACCCCTTGGGGAAGTCCTTGGTCTAGTCCGTTAGAACATATTTACAATAGGTTTGCAGCGTCGGGCCAAGGCCATTGTGCCGCGATTAAATTAACTGGTTCAGCAAATAACACAACTGTAAGATTTTTAGCATTTGAAGTCCGATACGAATTAGGAGGGCAGGTATAATGGTAAGAGGTGCGATGGGGAGCAATCCCCCTAGAACAACGCAAAAAACACCTACGCAGTTAGGGTTGCAAAGGGTGTCCCCTGGTGTTTATCGCGATAAACAGGGCAATTTGACCGATAGCACTGGGAAAATTACAAGACGTGCTCAACAGCCTAAGCCAGCGCCTGCGCCAGTAAAACCCACTTTACCACCAGTACAAACAACGCCAGTAACACCACCGCCACCACCAGTACAAACACAGCCAGTGATCCCCCCACCGCCACCACCAGTACAGCAACAGCCCGCATCTACTGTAAATCCTAATCAGATAACCATGGGAAGAGGTGAATTTGCTCAAGGTACAAGCTTTGACAGAAGCGCATTACCAGGAGATTTTAACTGGCAGACTTACGTCAATAACTACGAAGATTTGAGGAAAGCTGGTATTGATACTGAGAACGAAGCATTAGCGCATTATTATTTACATGGTCGAACTGAGGGGAGGAACTACGGAGGCCAGCCTCAGCAACAGCCAGTAACACCACCACCACCAGTGCAAGAACAGCCTGTAACAACGCCACCACCAGTGCAAGAACAGCCTGTAACAATACCACCACCGCAGGAAGAGAAACCCACTGAAACAACCCCAATCGTTCAAGACACTACTGGAGCGACTGGCGGCATGGTGAACAATATGGGCCAAAGAGACGAGCGCCAGGGTGGCGCATTTGGTACTAATCCCACGGAAAGAAATGCTAATCCCATTTACACTGCCGAAGGATTATTTGGCAGCGCAGGACAATTCTATACAGATGTAGACCCAAGAAATATGGGCAGCATGGTGCAACCGCAGTTTACTCAGCAGATGCAGCAAGCTGGGGATGCCATTTACAACGAATTTTCAAGACGAGCAGAGCCTGAATTTGAGCGTCAAAGGGCAGCTTTAGAGCAGCAGATGTATGAGCGTGGTTTAGACCCTAACAGCCAGGGGGCCAGATTGCAGATGGACCAGCTTATGCAGCAGCAGAACGATGCTAGACAAAGCATTAGGAATCAGGCTACGCAGCAGGCTATGGCATACCAGCAGCAGCTATTTGGTCAAGGGCAATCTATTTACGGGATGCCTGCTAATATTGCTGCTACACTTGGAGCGCCTTATCTTGAGAATCTTAAAGCGCAAACTGAGTTACAAGGGAGAAGAGAGTTATTCCAATTTGAAGAAGGCCAGCAAGCACGAGAGATTGAAGCTGAAAACCTTGCCAGACGAGAGAATTTCGCTAATGACCTAACGAAACTTGCAACACAATTTGGTAACGACGAACGACTGTTAGCGCAAGATATAGAGGGCAAACTCAGGTTGGGTAACTTTGACCTAGAGGCAGACCTTAAGAAACTTGCAGCAAGCAGCGACAATGCTGTGAGAGAATTGGGCATACAGTTACAGAATGACCTAGCCAAGATAAAAGCTAGCGGCGCTATGGATCTTAAGCTTGCTAAGGTACAAGGGCAAACATCTCGGGATGTAGCTCGGATTGGGGGAAGTGCATCGGTGAGAGGATCACAAATTGCTGCTGATGCAGCTACTTTTGATTCCATCATGCGAGCATACAATATAGGTGATGGTGGCGGAGGGTCCACAAGTGCAAAAAATAAGTTTATGGAAAAACTTTTAGAAATAGGCGGACCAGCTTTGATTGACAAAATTTTCGGAAGTTAATTATGGCAGATAGTTTATTAGAAGCATTGCGAGGATTGCAGATTTCCCCCTTAGAAAATCCCTATGGATTGGGTGCTGCCGCTTTAGCAAAACAATC